TTAACACTTTTAATCGCTTGATCTAGGTTAAAACCCTCAAGCGCGCCGGACTGTTTCTTATAATACAAAAACTCACCAACAACCATGTCAACGACAGTGTTAGTGAGCCCATCTGGTATTACCATCTCGTCTAGTTCGCTGTCATACACGCCACACTCGCCAATAATCGACTTAGATACTTTGTCCATTGTAAAATTCAACGGCCATGTATCGGCTTCTGTGACTGTATAACCAAAACTTTCTAATCGCTTTACGATATCTTCGTACATGCGTATCACAACCTAACTTTTTTATTATCCACGAGAGATAATTCGTGCGATTGGAATTGCTTTATGATCTAAATATTTACGGTTGGCAGCAACAGAATTTCCGTCGTTAACGATTGTCCAGTTTTCACCTTTTCCTAACTCTGCATTCGTTGGTGAATTAGTCGCCATAGCTGATTTAGTGAACGAGATTCCGTAAGGAGCGAATACTTTACGTTGGCGAGAATAAAGTGTATCTTGTCCGCCATTTACGGCAGGGTTACGATCCATTTCAAACGGAACTTTAACACCTACGTCCTCATAATCAAACGCGCCGTTACCTAATACATAAGTTGTGTACTTAGTATAAGCATCTTCGAATACAACATAATCGCCTACTGCCGGAGTGTAACCTCCGATAACTGGATCTACTTCTGAAATTTTAATCTGTGTCGCTGTCGGTGTTGTTGTATCTGCCACTACTTCTAAGGCACCTTCGGTTGTAGAGGTAGATTTAACGTAACCTCCCGCCACTTCTTCAGTTGGCATACCATCGTCAATAATAACTGCACGACCGTTCCAAGTAGCAAGCTCTAGTTGACGCTCGATACCACTACTGTCGGTGTAAGTCATGTAAGAGAGAAGTTTAAGGTTTTCTAGGTTTGTAGCGATTGTTGAGTGCATAATAGAGATAGTAAATTTAGATTTCTTATCTCCGCTCGCTTTTTGAATCGCCGTGTTAAGTGTTGAAGCTGAAACGACGTTTAATGGTTTACCCTGTGAATCCTTGCCAAGACCAGTGATATTGTGAGTGTGTCCATCAACAAATTTAAGATTGCTTGCACCAGTCATTGAGAAGATACCGTTTAAGATTGCTAGCAATGTGTCTTGATCAATTTCATCCCAGTATTCTGCCACTTGACGTGCGATGTTACCCATGAAGTCAGCACCGTCCGTTGCATCTTCACTGAAATCACGCTCAACCCATGCTTTAGCACGACCAACAACAACAACACCGCGCTCATAAGTTACAGTGCTTGTTGCTGTGATGTCTGTTTCTCCGTCATAGTTAAGCGCATCACCGTCAACGCGTCCGTACATTGGAATAGTCGCGTAAACAACGCCAGTTTGACCGTTGAACGCATCTCTAATCTGACTGTTAGGCGTTAACGCTCTCGATTTAATTAATTCGTTCTTTTTCAGTTTAGGAACAATATCAACGTATTTTCCAAAAGCTCTCTCGTTAAATGTTTTGGCATCAAATTTAGCCATGTTTATCATCCTTTCAAATTTTAAATGTTATTTTTTAGATATCCGCATCGGGATTCGCTTCAATATATTGCTCTAGTTCATCGTAAGACATTTTACTAACGTCAACCTCTTTGCCTGGCTTTCCGTCAGTTGGTTCTCCTGGTCTAGCACCTTTAAACGTCGGTTGTTTGTCCTCGACATTGAAAAGGAATTTTGTTTCTTCTGCTTCGGTCAATGATTTGATTTGTTCTTCTAAACCTTTAACAGAATCACCATCGAGATCAACCTTATCCAAATCAAGTAGCGCTTTTACAGATTTGTTGTTCTTAGCTTTAGAATTCGTCAATGCAAGCTCAATCGCATTGTCAATCTTCATTTGTTTGATTTGGGTTTCGTATTCTTGTTGCTTTGTTTGATTGTCTGTTTGTAAACGTTCAATCTCTGCTTGCAATCCCTCAGCATCAATCTTCTTTAATGACTCTAACTGCGTATCACGTTCTTTCAAAGTTGACTCAAGTGTTTTCTTTTCGTCATTCACTTCATCAAATCGTGATTTAGGGATAAATCCTTTTAATTCTTCTGCTGATGCGTCAGCTACCTTTTTAGCAACATCCTCATCAAGACCTAACTTAATTAAATCTTCTTTTTTCATTGCTTTTACCATCCTTTCAAATACATTGTTTTTTCGTGGTTCAGTCCACGTTATTTGTCTTGTCAGTTATCGTCCGACAATACCAAAGTGACGAAAGTGCGCTTAACCCTGCGCGGGAGATATTAGATCACCGCCTTACTTCTCAAGTTTGAGAGATACGTATTTATCAAAGTTATTACGAACTTCTTCGCAAGTATCTTCAATCAGTCTTGACCGCCCTTCACTTCTTTTGAAGATGGCTATCAATTTTGTTTTAAAAAACAACAATCGAAATGCTAGTTTGCATTTAACTTTAACTGTTATTTGAGTAGGTAATTCCATAGTTTCACCACCTTGAGTAAGCGAACGTTAAGCAACATATTTATTCTTCCATTCGTTATATTTAATCGTTCCAGGCACGTAATACGTCTTACCATCGATACCTCTAGCAAGTCTCTCAGTGTAGTTATCATCAAAGTAAGGAACTTGGACCGTTCTACAAAACGGATGGAATGGACTAGCTGTTACACCTACTTGGTAATCTGTCATATCAACAACATCGCCATCTAAGTTCCTGCAAATATTCGACGTGCTACTGTCTAACGTTGCGACAATCTCATATCGCTCAACATCTAAGTCTTTAAATGCATCTTGTTGACTTGCAGACGCAAAATAAGCCGACTCAGTCATTACTAAGCGGCCTGCGTTAAATCTCGATGTTTTTAATTTGTCTGATATGTTCTTGATTGCTTTATCTGGCGCATTCCCTTGCATAATCATCTGCGTCATCTCTGTTTTGAGTTCTGAGATGAGTTTATTCTTGTTATTCCAGATGCGCTCACTAAAATTTAACGCGTCATCTGTCCACGGTTGATTAATGACTTTAGCGATACGCGTCGGGTCTATCTGTGCGACTGTCCAACCTAAATTAAAGCCTTTTTGTATTTCAAACACCGTGCGATAAAACTGGTCTGAATAGACATCACTTGCTAGCGTTTTTACGGCTTCATCTTCGAGTTTATAGACGCGTTCAAGTGTTTGTCTTAGTTCTAAGTTTAATGACTCAAAACGTGAGATATGGACTTTAGCGGATGCATTCTCTAACTCTTTCATCCACTGTTGGTTAATCGCGTTCTTCTTTCCATACGCGATATATTCTTCAATCGTCCACTTAAACTCTTTCAATTCGTCCGTTTCTAGCCACTTGCGAGCTTCGCGCATCGTTATCTCGTTGTTATCTGCAAAGCGTTGATACCAGACTGTGATTTTACTTTCAATCTCGTTAATCGCACGATTGAATTCTTTTTCGACTTCTTTCAGCGTTTGTCTCGCGCGCTTATTCTCTTGATTTTCGATAGATTCAAAGCGTTTGACCCAATAACTCTTACTCTTGCTCATCTAAATCACCACGATCAACAAAAGCTTGGCCATAAGATGCTAAATCATCTTGTTGTTCTTGATCTAGTCTATCGAGTTCAGCCTGTGGACTATCAACCCACGGATGATTAGCGACGAGTGTTTCTTTTGAAAGAATGCCGACAGATTTACCGATGTTATCAATCACGTTAGACTCGCTTATCATCGTGTCGCGATTAAAGATAACTTCGACCTCTTCATTTTCAAAGTCGCCGACGCCAGTATTGTACAAATGCATATCAACAAACCAAAGCAATTCTTCAAAACTTGCTTGATACTCTGTTTCCATATCATTCGCATCTAAATCGATATCTGAGTAAATCGACTGGATGTTCATCTCGTTAGGATTGTTGCCTAAGCGCTCATCTTTAGCGTCATAGCCTTTGGCATTATCAATGATGGCCTTTTTAAGTAGATTGATGATCGCTTTATAATTATCTGCGTTAACTTCAATTTGTAACGTTTTTAAATCGCCCGCTGCGCCATCGACCGTTTTAACTTTTACGGCGCCATACGTAGCTAGATTTTGTCTAAACTCACCCAGATTCTCGCCATCGTAGTTAACGAGCACCATAATCGTGTTACGTGGGTCTTCTTCCATATTGTTCTGAAAGTTTGATACGATTAGGTTAAGCGCATCTTGTAGTGATTTGACTTTACGAATGAGCGGGATTTCTTTAGCGTTATACTTAAACGGTACAATCGGTACTTTCGTCCAGTTGTAGCCGACTTCTTGGCCGTCTGATCCCGTTACGTTGAAATAGCTTTTGAACGGCACCTCATCAGGTATGAGCTTGTCTTTATCTAACTCAAAGTAGAAGATGCCCTCTGTCAGATATAACTCAACTTTTTCTTTTTTAACTTCTTTCTGCCCTTCGTAAGCGATAACCTCGTATACGCGAATCAAATACTCTAATTCTGTATGCTCGTTGTCTGACCATCCTGGGATACACTCATACGACTTGAAACGCTTGAACGTTAACTCGCCACTATCGTTATAGTACGGATAAATATAAGCGATGCCGCCATTAAAAGAGTCCTCGCCTACTGATTTAAGCAAACGGTGGAAGCGTCTATTGAAGATACGCTTTAACGCTTTGTTGTACTGCTCGTTATCTGATTTAAATACAATCGGATTGCCTAGCAAGTAGTTTTTCTTTTGGTCAACCATCTTACTGTACTGATTATCAATGAGTTTGTTGTTAGGCAAGTTTTTAACTTCAATCATTTCGCCTTTTTCACCGATGATCAGACGTTTGCGCTTATTAATGTCATGATCGTTCTCGTAATAACGTTCGCCGTCAATCATCTCTTGTCTACGTACGCGCTTAAATCGCTCAATTTCTCTGATGATAAACTTCTCATCGTCTATTTTGTTATTGGCGCCTTCGCGTATAATCTTTGCGTAATCGACGTCCATCGGAAATAATAAATCAAACATTTATTCACCACCTTTCTAGTTAATCAAAACTGAATGTTTCGCCTTTGTTAACTTTCTCTGCAATTCCTGTCGTAGCATCTGGAGCATCGTCGTTCGCGTTTTTACCTTCTTTTTGATACTTAGTCATAGCTTCGTAGTATTCCGGCCATTTATCACGCCAGTTTTTCGGAAAGTAAATGTGATTCATAACCCACGTTGAGTTAGATAAGATTCTCGCTTGTTTATTCTTGCTTTGATGGAATGGTTCAACACTTGTTTTATTCGACTTGTACTTATTTTTAAGTATTGATTCGACATTTCTAGCGTAACCACGCCCACCATTATTTGATTCTATATCAGCGACATTGACTTGATCTTCATACAACATCTTTGCTTGCGCAGGCTCTGTAACTTCCATTCCTGCTTTTGTGTATAAAACGTTGATGACGTAAGCTTCTTTGTTATATACGCCATAGTTAATAGAGCAAAGATAGTCATTACCTGTGTCCGCTGTATCTGTGTAGTTTTTAATCTCGGTGAATAGCAAGTTGCCACTTTTATCTCTTGGTAATTCTTCGTATGTCTTAAAGTCGGTGTATAGACGACCTTTGATATCAATAGGTTCTTGCTGATAGTTAGCTGATGCAATGTCTTGACCCATTGTCTTAGATTTTCTTTCGTATTCTTTTTTAGACAGAATACTTTCGCATAACATCGTTCCGTCATCTTGCATCGCTTTCATACTGACGTGTTTAACCTTATAACCGAGTGACGGCAATTCACTTAATGCTTTACCTGCTAGATCTTCACTGTGCCACCTCGTCATAATAAGAATAATCTTACCGCCCGTTTCTAAACGCGAAAGCATTGT